TTAGTTATTTATTTTCCTATTTGTTCTTACCCTCTCCCATTCAATTCTGCCTTCTTCACGCCGTTTATCTATATATTCAGCAAGATCCTGAATGTTGATGCAGCGCTTTGCTTTCTGTGATGTACCAACACGATAAGTCGGGATCGGCAACTGGCATGCATTTGCTTTCGCTTCTGCTGTGTTAGGGCTCATACCGAAATACTTTTGGCATACAGCTGACAGCTCAATGTTTGGGGTATTGAATTCAGCCATCAGTAAAAACAAGGTGTTCATAATTTTCTCCATCAAAACCGGCTGCACCCGGGAAAATCATAATTCTGTGCTGGTGGCAGGAATTAATTTCTGCCAGATAGCGGAAACATATTTTGCCTGATGACGGGCATCGGCCAGGGCGTTGTGCCGTTCGCCATCGAAAGGCATGTCCATTTTTGGGTCGAATCCGATGGAACGCCCAAGCGTAACGATCGTGCGTACATCGTGGTCATTCCAGTATGCCCACGGGCAGATTTGTCCTGCTCGCTCATAAGCTCCACGTAAAATTACGTTGTCGAAGGTGGCCCCGTTACCCCAGACTTTTAAATATTTCGTATTGGCTGCGTGCCGGTTAATGAAATGATTTAGTTCTGAGAGAGCATCGCTGATCGACAAAGTATCATCAATACAGATTGCAGCTCGTGCTTCAGGGCTTTGTTTCAACCACCACAGGATGGTATCGCCGTCAGGTGTAGCTCCTTGCCCCATAGCACTTTCCAGGCTAACAACCGTATAGAATTCTTGTCCGATGTCTCCGGTTTCTGGAGTGAAGAACACCGCGCCAATGGAAACGATCGGTGCATCCTTATTTTTCCCCATCGTCTCAAGGTCGATCATTAAGTTGTTCATCACTTCACCTCCTGCGGCGGTTCCGGTAGCGGCATCCAGTGAGTTGCTTGCTCAATACCATTACCCGGCTTAATCGTTGCATCTCCGCGCCGAAAGGTGCTTCCGGTATAGCGTGCGGAGCATATTAGCGGTTCAACCAGAGAGCTATCGAAATTCACCGAAATAAGCACGTTCTGGCCCTTTTCAGGCATTCGATCACTACAGATTATCCAACTATCCGGAGTTCCCGGAGAGTTGCCATTTACATCGAAGTTTGGCTCTGCGTCCTGAACCAGGAGGATGTAACCATTCTTGGCTGTATCAAGTTCTAACGCCTCGGTGACGGTGCCGAAATAGCGATTACCTAAATCAGCATCACAAGTGCTTACATCAATGGAAACTTCCATGCCTTCGATTAATTCTGGCAAGTTGTAAGTTTGGCTTATAGGCTCTGCTTCCAGCGATGCCAGCGCAATCCGTGCCAGTTCCATTTGTTCGCCACGAGTAAGTCCGTTATCAAGCGGATTTTTAATGAATAATTTGATACGTTCTTTGGTTATAGCGCTCATATCACTCTCCTTTGATGCGAATGCCAGCGGCGCGGGAATCATTCCATCGCTTTACTTCTTCACGAATTACGTCAATGCATTCTTTCGAATCCATTAGGTAATCTTCATCAAAAAGCCTTTCCTGTTCGTTTTCTATCGCAACAATGATTGCTTCAACTAACTTTTGTGCCTGAGAACCACTTTCTAACTCTGCAATGCGCTGTTTTGCAGCATCAAGTTCAATCGATAATTTTTCCAACTGCTCTTTATGCTTCTTGTATTCCTGATATGCGTGCCAGGACTGACCTTTGCGCACACTATCAGTAATATCAGTAATCTGTTCTGGTGTTAGCGTGGTCAGTGGCTGTGCTGGGAAAATCAGCACTTTCCCGGAATCCCAATCAAAACCAGCGTGAATTGACTGAACCTCAACTGAGGGTGTTGAACCAATGCTGCCAGGCGAATGAACAACGATCGTTACATCCATATCGCGACGATGGCTGTGGTTGTTGGACAAAATACGATTCACCAACTCAGAAAATTTGGAGAATTTCATGCGGAGCCTCAATATGCAAAATAGACCGTTGCCACGCCGTTATAGTGATCAAACGATACGGCGTTTACTTCATAGCTGGCAGGGAGCTTCGAGCCGAGAACATATCCGGGCCACGTTTTCCATGGAATTTCTCTACTCTCACTACCCTCATATACCGTACATCCAAGTGAACCTACAGCCTCGCCAGAACGTTTGCCGCATGTTATGAAACCTATATTTTTCTTGCCGGTCTTAATGGCGATTGGGTGAACACTGGCTGATGCATTGGCAGCACGCTGTGACTGTTGGTTTGCGATATTCGCAGAGTTCGCAGCAGCTACAGCAGCCGTGGTCGCGGCGGTAGATGCCACAATAACTGCTGAAGCCTGCACCTGTTGGGTAATGGTCAGCAATGCCGCCACAAAAATCATCTTCTTCACTTGTCAGCTCCTTTGCGAATCTGTTCCGCCCATTCTTCAAGGGATTTCTCCGCATATTCACCGGACAGGCCATCAATCGGGTGCGGTTCATTAGCCAACTCTTCTTTCGCTGACAGAATCATGCGCGTAACGTCGAAAACTTCACGTAAAGACTTATTGATAAATCCGTGGTTGAAAGCAGCAGCAAGACGACTTGCGGTATAGTTAATCCCCTCGTTGCGTGCTTCCGCACGAATTTCAGCCAGAAAAGCATCGGTAGCTGGAGTTTCGCTGTGGTGTAGGGCATCGTTGATAATCATTGCAGCAACACCAGCCTGCCCTGCATCCGTGACCGACACATGCTCAAGAGTTACGGCCATTGCGTGTTTCAGCCCCGCATTCTCCGCCGCCAGCGTCTCGCATTTAGCTTCAAGCGCGTCGAACTTACGTACCAGGTACTCAGCATTTGTTTCGTTCACTTTCAGATCTCGCGGTACACATTTCCCGCGAAGAAACCCTTCCATTTCGAAAACATTCATGCGCATTTGCGTAACTCCGATAACTCGTTAAAACGTTCCATAAACATCCCGTAGGCATGGCCTGGTGACAGTGGAATAACTTTGAGCATCTCTGTTGCCGGGATGCCTTCCAGTACAGGCCAGAAAGAGCCATCATCAAGCCCGAGATCGCGGCGTTCGGTTGCCAGCATAATGAGATCGGCATATTTCACTGGCGTGCTCATAACAGGAGGTAACCCGTATTTCTCACGGATTACGGCGTCTATTTTTTCTTCCATCCGTTTATAGTCAGGAAGAAGTCGTTTCAGTGGCGCGGGGATGTCCTGGCAATATGCTTCTGTTGCATCATGCATTAACGCTTCAAAAGCAAATTCCTGCGGCACCAGCTGGCTGCAAAGCACCGCATGCTGGGCGACACTGTAGAAGTGTGAAAGATGTCCTGCAAAGCGACAGATATTTGAAAGGGAAACTGCGATATCGTTAATCACGATGTCGTCTTTATTTATCCTGTCATAATAAAAATGCTTCCCGGAAAAAGTTTTAATAAATGACATTTCGTTCTCCACTTTATATGCGCTGCACCGCGCTGAATTCTGCTAAAAGGAAGCTCTCACCATCCGGCGATTATTGAGTTAATTACGTTTCCATAAATGCCCCCGCAGGGGCATTTGCAGTAATGAAATCAGGCGGTGAAAGTACCAATAAAGGTTTCTACTTTGCTGTCTTTGAATTTCTCAACAAGCAGATCACGAAATTCGTTAGCCATTTCTTCCTGCAATGCTTCCAACTGAATAATGCGCAGAACCAGTACAGGACGATCGCCAGTGATAATGCTGAGGCGTAATTTAAACGGACGTTCTTTCAGGCCTTCAAACGGAACGCATTTAAATTCAAATGCCACTGGCATAATGTCTTTGGTTTTCGCTTCGACAGACTCCATCAGGGAGCGTTTGCCGCTGAAGTCATTGTCTTCAAAATCAGCGGTCTGGTTCGCTTCAATTGTGATTTTACGGATCGCCGCAGCCGCTTTGGTTGCCTGAATGGCGTCACCATTAGCATCAAAGCCCACAAGGTAGTCGGCCCAGTCTTCAATCCATTCTGCCAGTGACTTCTGGGAGTTACGCTCGCCGTTAACAGACAACAGAGCAGAGAACGGTGCTGTCTTTTTCAGTTTGAGAGTGGCGGTGTTATCTGCGTGACCTGGTTCATCAATAGTACCCAGGTTAAGCACACTGACGGCACGCATATTATCGGCATCGATAAAGCAGCGGGTGCCTTCATCTGCAAGATCTTTAGAATAACGGGTAAAGTCATCGATACTGGCAGTGGAAAGCGCACCACGGAAACGGAAGCGATTTAAATTAAATTTTTCCAGATCATGAATGCGGAAATTCTCAGGCAATGCCACAGCATCGGCACCAATCTTACTGATAATTTCATTAACACCCTGAGCAGAAATAAGGGCATGGATTTGATTAATTGCGGTTGCGTCTAAGTTCTGAGACATAATAAGTCCTCACTATATTAAGATATTCAGTGATGAGATAAATAATCAGTTAATTAAGAACGATATTAATGACCTGCTGCGCGGAGTTTTCCGTCAGGCTCACCGGCAAGAGTCAGTAATTGTCCCTGGTCTTCCTGCAGAATAGTCAGTCGACCACCGCGATTGACATACATCGGCGTTTCGGTGGTGTCTTCTTCGGAAATTTTCCCGCGGTTAGTCGGGCGAACATATGAGAGTTTGTGTTTGATTTTCACACGGTTCTCATCAAATGGTTCGATTTCCAGATTGAGTGAGACCTTCCCTTTGGTTTTCGTGTTCATCACACCGGAAGCGACCTCACTGAGAACTGCGCCGATTTTGGTTTCAAATACGCCGCCGTCCAGCTCCCCGATAAATGCCTGCACATCAGTACTGCGTTCGCTAGCCATTTTGCTGCTCCTCATCATATCGACCCTGCAAGGTCGGTTGGTTTCTCCACAAAACAGAGAAGAACACCTGCGGTGGCAGCCGCCCGGATGGATTGGGTTATGAGCCCGTCGTCCGGTGATGCTCTTCTCTGTTTTGTAAAAAGAGCGGTACCAGCCGGAAGCAAGTGTACAAACTGGTACCGCCAAAGCAGTGGCTGTTGTGGTGACCGGTGCTGATCTCCGGCTTGCGGTTATTTCAGACTCTCACGGGCGTTTAATTGCCCCGCCGAACAGCTCTTTTCCGCAATAGCTGCAATGTCTTTCGCGCATCAGCCTGCGCATTCACCACAACGCTGAGAGCACTTAGCCAGTTACGGCACCACACTTTGTCGCGGTTCCATAAATGCCCTCATCGTTGCACCCTGGTCTCTTCCCAGGCGTCAAACCGAATCGCCACGCTGGTTAGGCGTCTTATCAGCATCATCATTGACTTGCACATTCCGGCTACCTGGTTTGTTTGCCCGAGCAAGGAGTGGATTGTCCCCTTTAACGTCCCCAGACCGCTAACGACGCATGTGCCATACGCCGTGTTACAACCAAATTTTGTTTAATCTTGCCTGTGACATGTTTCTTTTAGATACATTATGTATCTAAAGGGTACATTGTCAAGTATAAAAAAACCTGCCGAAGCAGGTTATAAATATTGATTAGGCCTTTATTTTGTATCTTCTTGGTTTTCCTGAGAAAATTACTGTACCAATTATAGAGCAATTACCGTTGATCTTAATGTAAGGTTCAGGCCAGTTTGGGTTTAATGCTTTGAGGTAACGCTGTGTTCCATCTTCTATCAACCGCTTAAAGGTGGTTTCGCCTGTATCGTGCATCAATGCAATAACGTCGTCACCGTGGCAGGCAGGGACTTCAGGATCTACAAAAATCATGTCTCCCGGGCGGTACTCATCAATCATTGAATCACCAATCACCCGCAAGATATAAGTCATTTCGCCACAGGGTACAGGGCAGGGATAAGTTTCTGCTGTGCTCAAATCAACCTCAGAATAGCCAACTTCTTTCCATGCTCCGGCCTGTACCCATGATATGACAGGGACTAACGTTATTTGTTTGTTAGTAATTGAAACATCAGGTTTTTTTGTGATGTTTGTTGTCTGGTGTTCTTGATCAAGCCATCCGACAGGCAGGTCGAAACATTTTTCGATGTGCCGTGCCATGCTGTCACCGATATTTTTAGTAGCACCATCTCCCATAAACCTGCTGGTCTGGGTTGGCTCGCGATCAATCATGGTGGCAAAGGAAGAATTCCCGCCAACACCATCTCTCAGTTTTCTGGCGTTAGACCGCCGGATGTCATGGACTGTTTTCATAACGAAATTAAAACCTTTGTACCGATAGGGTACAAGTATCTTGAAGGTTCATCTCAATCATGTAATATGTATATCGGAGGTACATATTGTATGAAAGCGTATTGGGACTCTTTAACCAAAGAACAGCAGGGCGAGTTGGCCGGAAAAGTTGGCTCAACACCAGGCTACTTACGGCTGGTTTTCAATGGTTATAAAAAAGCCAGTTTTGTGCTGGCTAAAAAACTTGAGCAATGCACGTCAGGTGCAATTACGAAATCTGACTTAAGACCGGATATCTATCCGAAAGATTAACAGAACACCTTCAATTTTTAACCACAGAACGATGAGGCTAACCGTGGGTAAGCATCACTGGAAAGTAGAAAAACAGCCTGAGTGGTACGTGAAAGCTGTCAGAAAAACTATCGCGGCGTTGCCGGGGGGTTACGCTGAAGCTGCTGAGTGGCTGGATGTAACAGAGAACGCTTTATTCAACCGCCTTCGTGCAGATGGCGATCAGATTTTCCCGCTGGGATGGGCAATGATTTTACAGCGCGCGGCTGGCACTCACTACATTGCGGATGCTGTCGCACAGTCTGCTGATGGGGTGTTTGTATCGCTTCCTGAAATTGAGGAAGTAGAGAACGCCGATATAAACCAGCGCCTGCTGGAAGTCATCGAACAGATCGGGAGTTACTCAAAGCAGATTCGTTCGGCAATCGAAGATGGGGTAGTGGAGCCACACGAGCAGACAGCAATTAATGATGAGTTGTATCTGTCAATTTCGAAGCTCCAGGAGCATGCAGCACTGGTCTACAAAATCTTTTGCGCTCCAGAAAAGAGTGACGCCCGCGAGTGTGCAGCTCCGGGCGTCGTGGCGTTTTGTGTCTGTGGAGAAACTAACGCATGAACAGTTTAACGGCAAATAACCGTTTGTCGCAACAGCTGGTGGTCAGCGTCGCTGAACACCTGTTGTTACGGCATGAATGCAGATTACCAAATCACCTGGCTGTAAGTAACCACAGAGAACTTTACCTGACTGTGGGGGGCGAGTTGTGCAGGAACTTAACCGCTGGTTTCGTGACGGAAGAGGACTTTATGTTCATGTTATTCGTTGGGAGCCAGAAACACAGCGCGTTATCTATCTTCGCAAAGACTACCCGCATGAGTGCTTTAGTCCTTTGTGGAAATTCAGGCGTGATTTTGTTGAGTGTGAAGGACCACCAGCACATTGATTCTGCCATTCCGGGACGTTACACTGTTCAGGCACCTTATAAAGCGGGTGCCGGGATTGGCGTCCTGGAATTGCATACGGCGACAATTGGCGCGTTAGCGTCTTTTTTGTTGCTACAACTCAGCTATACCCAAATTATGGTGGGCTGGGTGGGGGCACCGAAAGGTGCGCCGGTTTCCGTATGCGCCGGTTACGCCAACCCTGCTCAGTTCACCACCAGCGAAATTGGCGTTTCCGGTGGTGGAAGTTATCCATTGCATACGGAGGCTGCCATCATGGCTACTGTCCCAGCCCTCACTCGTCTGAATGATGAAGACTTACATAAACTCAGTTATGTAACAACTGCACTACGTGCTCTGCGCAAGGTAACTCTTTCGGATCCGCAGGCGCATCAAGTTCTGGTAGAAACCCTTCTTAACTTGCAGGCTGAACGTATTCGTCTGGCGGATAAGGCTAATTTTCATATTCACCGTCTCCTGAATATCAGCGGAGGGCATCGTCATGCTTAATCCGTTGATCCTCAATATTTGCCGTTTTCTTCAGCGTAAAAAAACATCAATTCCTACAGTTGGGCAGTGGTACACCACACCTGCAGGGCATGTTCTACGTGTTAGCCTGGTTGACCGTGAATGCCAGAAGGTGATTTGTGAACCGCTGGGCCGTAATTACCGCGTCAGTATGCCGCTTATAGCTTTTCGCTCCGGAAAAAACATGAAGCATCTCGGAGGTGCAGCATGAGTATGGAGCTGATGGTTAAAGCGATGAAAATTCGAGTGGGTAATCCATTGCGAAAACTGGTTCTGATCAAGCTGGCTGATAATGCCAGCGATCAGGGTGAGTGCTGGCCCAGCTACCAGCATATTGCTGACCAGTGCGAGATTAGCAAACGTTCTGTGATGAATCATATTGCGGCCCTTTGTGAGTCCGGGCTGGTAAAAAAAGTCACCCGGAAAGGTGAAAAAGGTAACTCAAGTAATATCTATCTCCTTCATCTGGATGGTGCAGGAGATTCACTAGGGGGTAGTGCAAATAATTCACTATCTGGTGCAGCAAATTCACTAGGTAGTGCAGGAGTTGCACTAGGGGGTAGTGCAGGAGATTCACCCAGAACCAGTCACTCTTTTGAACCAGTCAAAGAACCAGTCAATGAACCAATAGCTGTTGGTGCATCAGTTGATGAGTCCGTGCGAGTTCGTTCAAACCGACCGGAATACTCTCCGGAGTTTGAGCAGGCATGGCTGGCATATCCCAAACGTGCTGGTGGCAATTCAAAATCTGCAGCCTTCAAAGCCTGGAAAGCCAGTTTGAATGAGGGGGTAAACCCCGAAACCATGCTGGAAGGTGTGAAACGCTACGCGGGCTGGGTATCTGCGATGGGTAACAGCGGCACACAATTTGTGAAACAGGCTGTCACGTTCTTTGGTCCGGATCGTCATTTCGAAGAATCCTGGGAAGTTCCTGCGGTATCTGCAGCCAGACGTGAGGACCCGTACTTCAAATCCAGTTACGACAACGTGGACTACAGCCAGATCCCGGCAGGATTCAGGGGGTGATCATGAGTCTTTTGAATGACGTTCAGAAATTCATTGAAGCCCATCCGGGATGTACTTCCGGAGACATTGCGGATGCTTTTGCAGGTTACTCACGGCAGCGCGTTCTGCAGTCAGCAAGCAAGTTACGTCAGAGTGGGCGTGTGGCTCACCGTTGTGAAGGAGATACACGCAGACATTTCCCGCGCCTGACTGAGAGAGCGCAGGAACCGGAACCACAACCAGTTCGAGAAACCAGACCTGTGCGCAATTTCTATGTCGGCACTAACGATCCACGGGTGATTTTGTGCCTGACCCGCCAGGCTGAAGAACTGGAGTCCAGGGGCTTATACCGTCGTGCTGCAACCGTGTGGATGGCGGCATTCCGTGAAAGCCACTCCCAGCCAGAACGAAACAATTTTCTGGCGCGTCGTGAGCGGTGCTTACGGAAAAGCAGCAAGCGCGCTGCATCGGGTGAAGAGTGGTATCTGTCAGGGAATTACGTGGGGGCTTAATGAGTAATAAATATTGCCAGGCGCTGGTGGAACTGCGGAACAAACCAGCCCATGAACTGAAGGAAGTGGGCGATCAGTGGCGCACGCCGGACAACATTTTCTGGGGAATTAACACCCTGTTTGGCCCGTTTGTTCTGGATCTGTTTACTGACGGTGATAACGCCAAATGTGCCGCGTATTACACGGCGGAAGATAACGCGCTGGCGCATGACTGGTCAGAACGTCTTGCGGAGCTTAAAGGTGCTGCCTTTGGTAATCCCCCGTACAACCGCGCCAGTCAGCATGAGGGGCAATACATCACCGGCATGCGTTACATCATGAAACATGCCAGTGCCATGCGTGATAAGGGCGGGCGCTATGTTTTCCTGATCAAAGCTGCCACCAGCGAAGTGTGGTGGCCGGAAGATGCGGACCATATTGCTTTTATTCGCGGGCGTATTGGTTTTGAACTGCCTGCCTGGTTTATCCCGAAGGATGAGAAGCAGGTGCCGACAGGCGCTTTCTTCGCTGGTGCTATTGCTGTTTTCGACAAGACCTGGAAGGGACCGGCAATCAGCTACATCGGGCGCGATGAACTTGAGGCATGTGGTGAGGCCTTTCTGGCGCAGGTTCGCCAGCAGGCAGAAAAACTGGTCAGGGAGATGGCGGCATGACGACGTTAACTCAATGCCAGCAGCAGGTGCTGGATATGCTGATTTCTTATCAGAAAGAACGTGGCTTCCCGCCAACCAATCAGGAGGTGGCAACCATGCTGGGATACCGTTCAGTGAATGCAGCGGTGGAGCATCTTCGCGCACTGGAGAAAAAAGGCGTCATCACGATAAAGCGTGGCGTGGCCCGGGGGATAACGCTTCATACCGCGATGAAGGACGACGACAGCGAGGCGGTCGGGATTATCCGCTCACTGCTTGCCGGTGAGGAAAACGCAAGGCTGCGTGCAACCCACTGGTTACATGAGAGGGGCCTGAAAGTATGAAGCTGATCCTGCCTTTTCCGCCCAGCGTGAACACGTACTGGCGACACCCCAACAAAGGGGCGTTTGCTGGTAAGAGCCTGATAAGCGCGGCGGGGCGAAAATTCCAGAGCGCGGCGTGCGCAGCAATAGTTGAGCAGTTACGTCGTCTGCCGAAACCAACGTCGGCACCTGCTTCAGTGGAGATCGTGTTGTTTCCTCCGGATAACCGGATCCGCGATCTGGACAACTATAACAAGGCGCTGTTTGACGCCCTGACCCACGCGGGGGTGTGGGAAGACGACAGTCAGGTGAAAAGAATGCTGGTGGAGTGGGGACCGGTTATCCCGGAAGGGAAGGTCGAGATCACTATCAGTAAGTACGAGAAAACGGCGGGTGCAGCCGCCTGAGCAAGAGGAGAAACGAAGTATGAATAATCTGATGGTCATTGATGGTATTGAAGTTCGTCGTGATGCTTATGGGCGTTACAGCCTGAACGATCTGCACAGGGCAGCCGGGGGAGAACAAAAAAACCGCCCGAAATACTGGCTCTCCAATAAGCAAACCTGTGAATTGATTGAACAACTTTTCACCGAGGGTGGAATTCCGCCTCTGGAACAAAATCAACCAGTTAGCGTCATTAATGGCGGAAATAACCAGGGGACGTATGTCTGCAAAGAACTGGTGTATGCCTATGCAATGTGGATCAGCCCGGCATTCCATCTGAAGGTGATCCGTACTTTCGATATGGTAACCAGCGCACCCGAAAAATTATCCGGGCAGGCTGCTGACAAGATGCAGGCTGGCGTGATCCTGCTGGACTTTATGCGCCGGGAATTAAACCTGTCTAACTCATCAGTGCTTGGTGCCTGTCAGAAACTCCAGGAGGCTGTTGGCTTACCGAATCTGGCACCGCGCTATGCCATTGATGCCCCTGCTGATGCACACGATGGCTCAAGTCGCCCGACACTGTCACTGAGTGCACTGCTGAAGCAGTATGGTATCCGCCTGACGGCTAATCAGGCATATCACCAGATGGTGAAGCTGGGGATCGTCGAGCAGCGCGAACGATACAGCCGTACCGCGATTAACAACATCAAAAAATTCTGGTCGCTGACAGCGAAAGGCTGCATGTTCGGCAAGAACATCACCAGTCCCGCAAATCCGCGCGAGACGCAGCCGCACTTTTTCGAATCCCGATTCCCTGAGCTGTTAAAGCTGCTCGATACCGTTCATTGAGGTGACCGTGAGAGCACTACTGACCCCTGAAATTGCCCCGCGTATGGGGATCGTATTGTTCAGGCCAGGTTCAGAGCTGATGCCCCTGTTTATGCAGGGGCGTGTCCTGCTGGAGCCTGAGCCAGAACGTTATTCATCTTTTGCCAGTGGTGCCGTTCCGGCGGCATCACAACCGCTGGCGGATGATCCTGCTGTTCGGGCCGTGTTTCGCAATGAGGCAGTGATCCGTCGTGCTGGTGGCGTGGAATGTCTTGAAAGCTGGTTACTTCGTGAAAAAGGCTGCCAGTGGCCTCATTCCGACTGGCACAGCGAGAACATGACAACAATGCGACACGCTCCGGGCGCAATCCGTCTGTGCTGGCACTGCGATAACCAGCTGCGCGATCAGTTCACGGAACGGCTGGAATCAATGGCAACGGATAACTGTGCCCGCTGGGTGTTGTCTGTTGTGCGTCGGGATCTCGGTTTTGATGACAGTCACGTTGTGACAATGCCGGAACTGTGCTGGTGGCTGGTTCGTAATGATCTGGCGGATGCCTTACCGGAAAGCGCAGCCCGTAAGGCACTGAGATTACCGAATCCTGTTGTGCCGTCTGTCACCCGGGAAAGTGACCTTGTGCCTTCGGTTCCTGCCACCAGCATCATCCAGGATAAGGCGAAAAAGGTGCTGGCGCTGAAAGTGGATCCGGAGTCGCCGGAGTCTTTTATGTTACGCCCAAAACGTCGCCGCTGGGTTAATGAAAAGTACACGCGCTGGGTTAAGACACAGCCGTGCGCATGTTGTGAAAAGCCTGCTGATGATCCTCACCACCTGATAGGCCACGGTCAGGGGGGAATGGGTACAAAAGCGCATGACCTCTTTGTGTTGCCTTTGTGCAGAAAGCATCACGACGAGCTGCATGCGGATACCGTGGCATTTGAAGAGAAGTATGGCTCCCAGCTGGAGCTGATATTTCGTTTTATCGATCGTGCGCTGGCAATAGGCGTATTGGCGTAAGTGGAGAACGAGCATGAACCTTGAAGCCTTACCAAAATATTACTCCCCAAAATCTCCAAAATTGAGCGATGACGCACCGGCGACAGGCTCAGGTGGTTTAACGATTACGGATGTGATGGCTGCGCAGGGGATGGTGCAGTCGAAAGCACCGCTTGGGTTTGCCTTATTCCTGGCAAAAGTTGGTGTTCAGGATCCTCAGTTTGCGATTGAAGGTCTGCTCAATTACGCGATGGCACTGGATAACCCGACATTGAATAAATTGAGTGAAGAAACCCGGTTACAGATCATCCCTTACCTTGTGAATTTTGCCTTTGCTGATTATTCCAGGTCTGCGGCAAGTAAGGCTCGCTGTGAGCATTGTGCAGGTACTGGATTTCATAATGTATTGCGCGAAGTAGTGAAACACTCCAGAAGCGGTGAATCTGTTATCAAGGAGGAGTGGGTGAAGGAACTATGTCAGCATTGTCATGGTAAGGGAGAAGTCAGCACAGCGTGCAGAGGGTGTAAGGGGAAAGGTATTGTCCTGGATGAAAAAAGGACCCGGCTTCATGGCACGCCTGTTTATAAGATTTGTGGGCGTTGCAATGGAAACCGGTTTAGCCGTTTACCAACCACACTGGCGCGGCATCATGTCCAGAAGCTGGTACCAGACCTGACGGATTATCAGTGGTACAAAGGATATGCAGATGTCATTGATAAACTGGTTACAAAGTGCTGGCAGGAAGAAGCATATGCTGAGGTGCAATTAAGAAAAGTGACGAAATAAATGATTTTCGCCGAAGATAGCGACATGATGCTTGCATTTTTCAAAAAACATGGATAAAATGTTTTCAACAATGGGCTTTGTATAACTACCATTTACTATGATAACCTCACCTCGGTGGGGTTTTTTTTGTGGTGGAGTTATGGAATTGACTAAGGAAAACGTTGCTCTTTTAGCGGCTTTGGGTGTTTTTGTTGGTACTGTTATTTCGAATGTAATGACTTATTTAATTCATTATTCGAAACAAAAGAATGAATGGGTTAAAGAAAATAAAAAGAAAAAAATAGAGAAGGCCGAAGAGTTATACAGAAACTTAGTTCTTTGGAAAAAATCAGTATTCCAAACTCATAGTGATTGGGTTCTTCTTGTAGGAGGTAATCTATCTATAGAACAAACGCTTGATAAAACCATCGAGCGAAATCTTAACACGCCAGAGTTTTGTAAAATTTCTGAATTGTCATCAATTCTTGCTGGTATTTATTTTCCGGATGTGGCGCTTCAGATTAAAAAGGCGCAAAAAGAATTGAAGCCAGCTAATGATATTTATTTTAGTATCATGAATGGCTCAAGACCTAAAAATATAAATGAAGCTATAGCCACTATTTTGGATGCTGGGGGGGAATTCGATAAATCTGTGGATAAAATACTGGAAGGTCTTTCATGTGAAATTTCTGAAATGATGAGTAAGTAATTGCATCTATCTTTTGAGCCTCTGCTTAGTGGCTTTCTCATGATATGGGAATTATCTTTAATCATTACTTATATGAGCACCGTGAATATATTTTTCATTCCCCTCATTAATTTCTGAGAGGATTCACAGTAATACCTATGGGGGGATTATGTCCGATCCTATTTCTGGCTCCGGGTTGGCTGGAGGTGTCCTGACGGGAGCTAGTATCTATGGGTTGTTAACCGGAACTGATTACGGCGTTGTATTTGGCGCATTTGCAGGGGCTGTATTCTACATAGCAACAGCAGCAGATCTGAGTGCATCGCGCCGACTGGCATATTTTATCGTGTCATATATTGCCGGGATTCTTTGCTCTGGGTTGGTTGGCTCCAAGCTGGCGAACTTGACCGGATACAGTGATAAACCTCTGGATGCTATTGGTGCCGTAATCGTCTCTGCTTTAGCCGTTAAAATCCTGACGTTCCTGAATAATCAGGATATCGGCTCGCTGGTGGCGCTCATAACGCGCCGGGGAGGTTCAGGTGGAGCTAAATGACCCGACAGCAACTATAAATGCGCTGTTATGTGCTTGTGTTGTTATTACTCTGATGTTTTATCGTCGTGGTGATTCGCGGCATCGTCCTTGGGTTTCACGTTTAGCCTGGCTGATTACTGTTACATACAGTGCTGTTCCGTTGGCCTATCTCTGTGGGATTTATCCTCATTCCTCATGGCCCATTATCGTGGCGAACACTATTTTTCTTTCCGTGCTGGTGGCCGTCAGAGGCAACGTTGCACGTCTGGTTGATCATCTGAGGCACTAATGAACCAACAATTATTTCAAAAGGCGGCTGGTATTAGCGCCGGGCTGGCTGCGCGCTGGTTTCCGCACATTGATGCGGCGATGAAGGAATTCGGCATTACAGCACCAGCGGATCAGGCAATGTTTATCGCTCAGGTAGGCCATGAGTCGATGGGGTTTAGCGCCGTAGTTGAAAATTTTAACTACACACCATCTGCGCTGGTGGCGACGTTCGGAAAGGGGATCACACAGCAGCAGGCTGATGCCCTTGGCAGAACATCCGGACATGCAGCTCGTCAGGATGCTATTGCCAATCTGGTGTATAGCAACCGACTGGGTAACAAAGCACCAGGTGATGGCTGGAAATATCGTGGTAGAGGATTAATTCAAATCACTGGCCTCCATAATTATCGCATCTGTGGCGCGGCGTTGAAGTTAGATCTGGTGACTTCACCTGAACAACTGGAACAGGAACTACAGGCTGCGCGCTCAGCTGCATGGTTCTACACCTCTAAAGGTTGCATGATCTACGGTGCCGATATTAACCGTGTTACGCGCATCATTAACGGCGGTTTGAACGGTATTGAGGATCGTAAGGTCCGATACAACAAGGCGCGGTCGGCGCTGCTGGTATGAAGATGAGTTATTGGGCGCTCATTTTAACGTTTATTGCTTGTGTCGCTGGTGGTCTTGTCTGGTCAGCGAATCACTATCATGGAAAGTTTCTGGAGGAGCAGAAGCGTGCTGATGCTGCGGAACAGCGAGCTGATTCTACTGAGGCTATCACCGCGAATGTTCTGCGTACTATGGCAATAACGAACATCATTCAGGAGGCGAATCAACATGCAAAACAGCAGATCGCACTGGAGTCACAGAGAACCCAGGAAGATATCAAAGTGGCTGTTGCGGATGATGATTGTGCTTCACGTCCTGTGCCTGCTGCCGCTGCTGACCGGTTGCGGAAGTACGCGAACAGTTTACGTCCAGGTTCCGGTAGTTCCGTTACCAGCCAGCCTGACGGCTGAAACCCCTCAGCCTGATTTACCTGATCATTTTACGTGGGGCTCGAGCTTAGATCTGAATGTCGCCTTGTTGTCTGCATTGGCGCAGTGTAATACCGATAAAGCTGACATCAGAAGGATTGAAGTTGAGCGTGGTCACATCATGCAAAAAAAATGATGTTAACTTTGTTTTGTTCCTTGATTTGATATGTGATGGCCCAATAGATACAAAGCACCTGATTTTGGTGACTCTTTTAAAGGGCTTTACACATGAAAGATGGTATCTATTTTGTTGTTTTCAGAAGCAATCAACGTGATTTTGGTAATGGTACCGTAGTTGTCAAAAACAATGCAGTAAACGGCGGAGATTTTGGTTTTACGTATCAGGGAAAAATTGACGGTAGCCAACTTATTCTGCGCGTATCGCAGCATGATTTAAATGTCACCTCGGTTTTCCCTGGGGTAAAGAACTTTGAATTGAGTCTTTCTTTGCAGGAACGAGGACGTGATTACCTGTTAAATGGATCTGTGGTCGGAATGCCTCAGATGCAAATTTCAATTAGTGCAAAATACATTGGTGATCTGATTTAGTTTATCGAGATGATAATTGAACCGCCTCCGGGCGGTTTTTTATTGCCATTTCTATGGTCTGTTCCATCGTAATAACTTAAAGGGAAGCATTAATGCCGCCACGAACCCCGAAAGCCTGCCGTGTTCGCGGCTGCCGCCATACCACTACTGACCCTTCAGGCTACTGCGAAAGCCACAAAAGCGAAGGCTGGAAGCAATACAAACCTGGACAATCCCGTCATCAGCGCGGCTACGGTTCGAAGTGGGACAGTATCCGCGCGCGTGTTCTGAAGCGTGACAAAGGTCTGTGTCAGTTATGTCTGCGTGCTGGTGTGGTGCGTGAGGCGAAAACTGTTGACCACATCATCCCTAAAGCGCATGGCGGCACTGATGCTGACAGTAATCTGCAGAGTCTGTGCTGGCCGTGTCATAAGGCGAAGACGGCCCGTGAACGGTTAAAGTGATAATAATTCTCAACTGTCTGAGGGGAGGGGCGGGTCAAATCCCTGCGGCCTGACGTCTTCCGGACTGCCCGCCCCATCGTTTTTTTATACCCGCGAAAAATGAAATTTAACCAGGAGTGCCGCATATGGCTGGAACGGCGGGGCGTTCCGGGCGTCGCCCCAAGCCAACGGCGCGCAAGGCGCTGGCCGGAAACCCCGGCAAGCGAGCCCTGAATAAAGATGAACCTGTTTTTACGCCCATCAAAGGTGTTGAGCCACCGGAGTGGTTCGCAGAAGAAGATCTCCCTCTCGCCACGATCATGTGGCAACTGACAACCAAAGAACTCTGCGGTCAGGGCCTGCTGTGCGTGACTGACCTGGCGGTACTTGAGCGGTGGTGCGTGGCCTATGAGTTCTGGCGACGTGCCGTGAAAAATATTGCCAGACAGGGCAACACCATCACCGGTGCAATGGGCGGTATGGTCAAAAATCCTGAGCTGACCGCCAAAAAAGAACAGGAGTCCGAGATGAGCAGTACGGGGGCAATGCTCGGACTCGACCCCAGCAGCCGCCAGCGTCTGATTGGCCTGGCGGGGCAGAAGAAAGCCACTAACCCGTTTCTGAAAATTATCGAATCATGAGCCGGAAATCTTACCCCAACGTAAATGCTGCCAATCAGTATGCCCGGGATGTCGTTCGCGGAAAGATTGTGGCCTGCCAGTTTGTGATTCAGGCCTGCCAGCGCCATCTTGATGACCTGATGGCGGAAAAAAGTAAGTCGTTTCGTTACCGCTTCGACAAGGACCTGGCTGAACGGGCCGCGAAATTTATTCAGCTGTTGCCGCACACCAAGGGGGAGTGGGCATTCAAACGGATGCCCATCACGCTGGAGCCGTGGCAGCTATTTGTGATCTGCTGTGCGTTTGGCTGGGTCAATAAAGGCACCCGGTTGCGCCGCTTCCGGGAGGTGTATACCGAAATTCCCCGTAAGAACGGCAAATCGGCAATCTCTGCCGGTGTTGCCCTGTATTGTTTTGCCTGTGATAACGAGTTTGGCGCGGAAGTGTATTCCGGTGCCACGACAGAGAAACAGGCGTGGGAAGTCTTTCGTCCGGCACGATTGATGTGTAAACGCACACCCATGCTGACGGAAGCGTTCGGGATTGAGGTTAACGCCTCAAACATGAACCGTCCGGAGGATGGTGCGCGGTTTGAACCGCTGATCGGTAACCCCGGTGATGGTTCATCACCCCACTGTGCCGTGGTGGATGAATATCACGAGCACGCCACCGATGCGCTTTATACCACGATGCTTACCGGGATGGGGGCGCGACGTCAGCCACTGATGTGGGCCATTACCACCGCCGGGTACAACATTGAGGGGCCGTGCTACGACAAGCGGCGGGAAGTCATCGAGATGCTCAACGGCTCGGTGCCTAACGATGAACTGTTCGGGATCATCTATACCGTTGACGAAGGCGATGACTGGACCGACCCGCAGGTGCTGGAAAAAGCTAACCCGAATATTGGCGTGTCGGTTTATCGCGAATTTTTGTTAAGTCAGCAGCAGCGTGCGAAAAATAACGCCCGTCTGGCAAACGTCTTTAAAACAAAACACCTCAATATCTGGGTGTCGGCGCGTTCGGCGTATTTCAACCTGGTGAGCTGGCAGAGCTGCGAGGATAAATCACTGACCCTTGAGCAGTTCGAGGGGCAGCCGTGCATTCTGGCCTTTGACCTGGCGCGTAAACTAGATATGAACAGCATGGCGCGACTTTATACCCGCGAGATTGACGGTAAAACGCATTACTACAGTGTGGCCCCGCGTTTCTGGGTACCGTATGACACGGTGTACAGCGTCGAGAAAAATGAAGATCGACGGACAGCCGAACGCTTTCAGAAATGGGTGGAAATGGGCGTTCTGACCGTTACCGATGGTGCGGAGGTGGATTATCGCTACATCCTCGAGGAGGCCAAAGCGGCGAACAAAATCAGCCCGGTCAGTGAGTCACCCATCGACCCTTTCGGGGCGACCGGGTTGTCACATGACCTTGCTGATGAAGACCTGAACCCCATCACTATCATTCAGAACTACACCAACATGTCCGACCCGATGAAAGAGCTGGAAGCGGCAATTGAATCGGGGCGCTTTCATCATGATGGCAATCCCATCATGACCTGGTGTATCGGCAACGTGGTCGGCAAAACCATTCCGGGTAACGATGATGTGGTGAAGCCCGTCAAAGAGCAGGCGGAAAACAAAATCGATGGTGCAGTTGCGCTGATTATGGCGGTTGGCAGAGCCATGCTGTACGAGAAAGAAGACACGCTGTCTGACCACATTGAGTCCTATGGGATCCGCTCGCTTTAACTGAGGTAATTATGATCATGCTGATTCTCGCGCCGCTGGTGGGCGTGCTGGGGGCGCTTTTGCTGGCGTATGGTGCCTGGCTGATTTATCCCCCGGCGGGGTTTGTTGTTGCCGGGGCGTTGTGCCTGTTCTGGTCGTGGCTGGTGGCGCGATATCTCGACCGTACACAGTCGTCTGTCGGCGGAGGTAAATAGTGTTCTTTTCGGGATTATTTCAACGAAAAAGTGACGCACCGGTGACCACGCCAGCAGAGCTGGCGGATGCTATCGGGTTGTCCTACGACACCTATACCGGAAAGCAGATCAGCAGCCAGCGGGCCATGCGACTGACGGCGGTTTTTTCCTGTGTCAGGGTGCTGGCGGAGTCGGTCGGGATGTTGCCCTGCAACCTGTATCACCTGAACGGCAGCCTGAAGCAGAGAGCCACTGGCGAACGTCTGCATAAGCTGATCTCCACGCATCCCAATGGCTATATGACGCCGCAGGAGTTCTGGGAGCTGGTGGTCACCTGTCTGTGCCTGCGGGGAAACTTTTACGCCTACAAAGTGAAAGCATTTGGCGAAGTGGCTGAACTGCTGCCCGTCGATCCCGGCTGTGTGGTACCGAAGCTTAACAGTAGCTGGGAGCCGGTCTATCAGGTCACATTCCCGGATGGCTCCACGGATGTACTGAGCCAGGAGGATATCTGGCATGTGCGCACGCTGACGCTGGACGGACTGGTGGGGCTGAATCCCATCGCCTATGCCCGCGAGGCAATATCGCTGGCGGCAGCGACCGAAGAGCACGGGGCCAGACTGTTCAGCAATGGTGCGGTGACGTCGGGTGTGTTGCGTACAGAGCAGACGCTGTCAGATCAGGCTTATGAGCGCCTGAAGAAAGATTTTGAGGAGCGTCACACCGGGCTTGGCAATGCTCACCGCCCGATGATCCTTGAGATGGGGCTGGACTGGAAGTCGATGGCGCTGAACGCCGAGGACAGCCAGTTCCTGGAAACCCGCAAGTTTCAGCTTGAAGAAATCTGTCGTCTGTTCCGGGTGCCGTTGCACATGGTGCAGAACACCGATCGCGCCACCTTCAATAATATCGAAGAGCTGGGGCTGGGATTTATCAACTATTCACTGGTGCCGTATCTGACCCGCATCGAACAGCGGATCAACACCGGACTGGTACGAAAAAGTAAGCAGGGCGTTTATTACGCCAAATTTAACGCCGGGGCGTTACTGCGCGGGGATATGAAGTCCCGTTTTGAAGCCTACGCCACCGGGATCAACTGGGGAATTTACTCTCCCAATGACTGCCGCGACCTGGAAGATATGAATCCGCGTCCCGGTGGTGATGTCTATCTCACACCGATGAACATGACCACGAAACCCTCCGATGGCAGTAAAGCCGGTAAGCAGAAGGATAACGCCAATGCAGACGAAACAACGTCTTGATGTACCGCTGAGTCTGAAATCTGTCAGTGACTCCGGTGAGTTTGAAGGGTATGGCTCCGTCTTTGGTGTAAAGGACAGCCACGATGATGTGGTGATGTCCGGGGCATTTGCTGCTTCCCTGCGGGCGTGGAGTGACAGAAAAGCGTTACCTGCGCTGCTCTGGCAGCACCGCATGGATGAACCCATCGGTGTTTACACCGAAATGAAGGAAGACGATGTCGGGCTTTACGTCAGGGGACGGTTGCTTATTGATGATGATCCCCTCGCAAAACGCGCACATGCACACATGAAGGCCGGTTCGTTAACCGGCCTTTCTATTGGGTACGTCCTGAAAGACTGGGAATACGACCGGAGCAAAGAAGCCTTTCTGCTGAAAGAAATCGACCTCTGGGAAGTCAGCCTGGTGACGTTCCCGTCTAACGACGAGGCGCGGATCAGCGACGTCAAGAACGCACTGGCCCGCGGGGAAATCCCCGAACAGAAAAAAATCGAAAGAGTCCTGCGTGATGTCGGACTCTCCCGTACCCAGGCCAAAGCATTCATGGCCGGGGGCTATGGCGCACTGTCCCTGCGCGACGCTGAGGATGTGGGCTCTGCACTGAATGCACTGAAAAATCTGAACTTCTAATCAGGAGAAATACGATGGCGGTTGATATTAAAGATGTCGAACAGGTCGCGCAGGAGCTGCAGCAGAAGTTTGACGACTTCAAAGCAAAGAACGACAAGCGCGTGGATGCGATTGAGCAGGAAAAAGGCAAGCTTGCCGGGCAGGTGGAAACCCTGAACGGGAAACTCAGCGAGCTGGAAAACCTCAAAAGCGACCTTGAAAAAGAGCTGCTTGAGCTGAAACGTCCGGCAGGTGGAGCGCAAAATAAACTGGCCACCGAGCATAAAGAGGCGTTTGTGGGCTTCCTGCGTAAAGGCCGTGAAGACGGTCTGCGCGATCTGGAGCGTAAGGCATTGCAGGTGGGTACCGATGAAGACGGTGGCTACGCCGTGCCGGAAGAACTGGATCGCAACATTCTCACCCTGCTGAAAGATGAAGTGGTGATGCGTCAGGAAGCCACGGTGATCACCGTTGGCGGTTCCGACTACAAAAAACTGGTGAATCTGGGCGGTACGGCTTCCGGATGGGTGGGGGAAACGGATACGCGATCCCAGACTGCCACCTCCAGACTGGAGCTGATTGAACCTCTCATGGGGGAAATCTACGGCAACCCGCAGGCTACCCAGAAAATGCTGGACGATGCCTTCTTCAACGTGGAGGCCTGGATCAACAGCGAGCTGGCAACCGAATTTGCCGAACAGGAAGAAATTGCCTTTACCTCCGGCGATGGCACCAAGAAGCCGAAAGGGTTCCTGGCGTATGAATCCACTGATGAAACCGACAAGGTCCGGGCGTTCGGCAAACTTCAGCATATTGTATCCGGCGAAGCGACCGCGGTGACCGCAGACGCCATTATCAAACTGATTTACACGCTGCGTAAGGCACACCGCACTGGCGCGAAGTTCATGATGAACAACAACAGCCTGTTTGCCATCCGTCTGCTGAAAGACAGCGAGGGTAACTATCTGTGGCGTCCGGGGCTGGAACTGGGGCAGCCGTCCTCTCTGGCGGGTTACGGTATCGCTGAAAACGAACAGATGCCGGATATCGCCGCTGATGCGAAAGCCATTGCATTTGGTAACTTCAAACGGGGTTACACCATCGTTGACCGTATCGGCACCCGCATTCTGCGTGACCCGTACACCAATAAACCGTTTGTCGGTTTTTATACCACCAAGCGCACCGGCGGGATGCTGGTCGATTCGCAGGCCATCAAACTGCTGAAGATTGCAGCGGCGTAATCACTCAGGGGCGCGGAACCGCGCCCCCTGTTCTGACGGGTGAAGAATCATGATCCTGAAACAAGATCTGAAATGGTCACCGGACGGTATGCGTGTTGAGGTCATTCGGGCCGGTGAGTATGACGACGGGGCGCTTCCTGCCCGGGTGCAGGAGATTGCACTTCAGGCCGGGTTAGCAGAGCGCGGAATCAGTGCAAAAAGCAGTAAAGCGGCAAAAGAGAAAAAAGCCACGACCAGTAAAGAGGGCTGAGTATGCTTCTGACAATGGAAGAGATTAAAGCCCAACTCCGGCTGGATGAGGATTTCGATACTGATGACCGCCATCTGCAACTGCTGGCATGTGCGGCACAAAAGCGGACGGAAACGTATCTGAACCGGAAGCTCTATGCACCGGATGAAACCATTCCGGACAGCGATCCGGACGGGCTGCACCTGCCGGATGATATTCGTCTGGGGATGCTGATGCTTATCAGCCATTTTTACGAAAACCGCTCGTCGGTTACGGAAGTGGAGAAACTCGATATGCCGCAGAGTTTTGGCTGGCTTGTCGGCCCGTACAGGTACTTTCCGCAATGAAAATTCGTCAGGCGCAGACCAGCGCAACCTACATTCTGCCGGACCCCGGTGAACTGAATAAACGCGTCCTGATCCGCCTGCGGGTGGATATGCCCGCGGATAACTTTGGCGTGGAGCCTCAATACCCGGTTACGTTCCGGACATGGGCGAAGGTTATCCAGACCAGTGCCACCACCTGGCAGGAAACCGCGCAGACCGGGGACGCCATCACCCATTACATCACCATTCGTTACCGCCGGGGGATCACCGCTGATTATGAGGTGGTCTGCGGTGACAGTGTGTACCGGGTGAAACGTCAGCGCGATCTGAACGGGGCGCGGCGCTTTCTGCTGCTGGAGTGTACGGAGCTGGGCGAATGTAGGCAGAGTCACGGAGGCAACAATGACGACTTCCTTTTTGCACGTTGATTTTCAGCAGCCCGCGGAGATGCGCTTTAACCGCGCCCGTGTCCGGCGGGCGTTTGTCACGATTGGTCAGCGTCATATGCGTGATGCCCGTCGGCTGGTGATGCGCCGTGCGCGGTCGGCACCGGGTGAAAACCCCGGTTATCAGACCGGACGCCTGGCTCGTTCGATTGGTTACATGGTACCCAGAGCCAGTAAACATCGCCCTGGTTTTATGGCACGTATAGCCCCTAACCAGCGTAATGGAGAGGGAAACCGCCGTATCACCGGTGATTTTTATCCGGCTTTTTTGTTCTATGGCGTGAGGCGAGGGGCAAAGCGTCGTCGCAGCCATCATCGTGGTGCATCCGGTGGCAGCGGCTGGCGACTGGCTCCACGTAATAACTTCATGGTGGAAACGCTTGAAAAGAACCGCAGTTGGACACGCTATTTTCTGGCGCGGGAATTGCGTAAATCACTGAAGCCGGAGCGACGACACAGATGAAACTGACGCCTGTTATTGCTGCACTGCGTGCCCGCTGTCCGTATTTTGAAAACCGGGTTGCAGGCGCGGCCCAGTTCAAAAATCTGCCGGAGGTCGGAAAGCTGAAACTCCCGGCGGCATATGTTGTACCGGGTGATGATTCTCCGGGAGAAAACAAAAGCCAGACCGACTACTGGCAGGAGCTGAAAGAGGGTTTCTCCGTGGTTGTCATACTGAGTAACGGGCGTGATGAGCGCGGTCAGTTTGCCTCGTATGATGTGGTGGACGATGTCCGGCAGATGCTCTTTAAGGCTCTGCTGGGCTGGAACCCGGAGGCGTGCGGTAACCCGATTACCTATGACGGCGGCACGCTGCTGGATCTGAATCGTCATGAGCTGATTTATCAGTTCGATTTTTCGGTCATCAGCGAGCTGACTGAAGACGATACCCGCCAGCAGGATGACCTGAACAGTCTGGATGAACTGCAAACGCTGGTGATTGATGTTGATTATCTCGATCCCGGTAACGGGCCTGACGGCGATATCGAACATCACACCGAAATAACCCTTCCTTCCTGAGGATCATCATGTTTGTGAAACCTGTTAAAGGGCGGTCAGTACCTGACCCTGCCCGCGGCGACCTTTTGCCCGCCGAGGGGCGAAATGTTGATGAGAACAACTACTGGCTGCGCCGTGAAGCAGTGGGTGATATCCGGCGCGTGAATGAAAAGGTGAATACCGATGACGATAAGCTTTAACACCATTCCGTCGAATACGCTGGTTCCGATTTTTTATGCGGAAATGGATAACCAGGCGGCGAATACTGCACAGGACAGCGGAGCATCGCTGCTGATTGGTCATGCCAATAACGGTGCAGAGATTGTTGCCAACAGTCTGGTGCTGATGCCGTCGGCAGACTATGCACGCCAGATTTGTGGTGCGGGAAGTCAGCTGGCGCGTATGGTCGAGGCTTATCGCCAGACTGACCCGTTTGGTGAGCTGTATGTGATTGCCGTTCCTGAATCCACGGGCGCGGCGGCAACGGTTACGCTGACGGTGACCGGGGCGGCAACCGAAACCGGCACGGTAAATGTTTATGTGGGACGTACCCGCGTGCAGGCACCGGTGACCAACGGCGATAACGTCGCGACGATTGCCAGCAGTATCAAGGATGCCATCAATGCCGTTCCGGCCCTGCCGTTTACGGCCTCATCTTCGGCAGGCGTGGTCACGCTGACCGCGCGTCATAAGGGGCTTTGCGGGAATGAAATTCCTGTCAGCCTCAATTACTACGGCTTTGGTGGGGGCGAAGTGCTGCCAGCGGGCGTACAGATTGCCGTGGCGACGGGGACCGCCGGAACGGGCGCTCCTGTTCTCACCGGCGCGGTGGCTGCAATGGCGGATGAGCCGTTTGATTATATCGGTCTGCCGTTCAACGACACTGCCTCCGTTAACACGCTGGTGACCGAGATGAACGATACCAGCGGTCGCTGGAGCTATGCGCGTCAGCTGTATGGTCATGTGTATACGGCAAAGATCGGCACGCTGTCAGAACTGGTGACCGCAGGTGATCAGTTTAACCAGCAGCACATTACCCTGGCGGGGTACGAAAAAGAGACCCAGACGCCTGCCGACGAGCTGGCGGCAAGCCGTACCGCCCGCGCAGCGGTGTTTATTCGCAACGATCCGGCACGTCCCACGCAGACCGGTGAGCTGGTGGGTATGCTGCCTGCGCCGAAGGGGAAACGGTTCACGATGACCGAGCAACAGACCCTGCTGTCTCATGGCGTGGCAACGGCGTATGTCGAAAGTGGGGTACTGCGCATTCAGCGTGATATCACCACGTACAGGAAAAACGCTTACGGGGTTGCGGATAACAGCTACTTCGACAGTGAGACGCTGCATATCAGCGCGTATGTACTGCGCAAACTGAAATCCGTCATTACCAGTAAGTACGGGCGTCACAAGCTTGCCAGTGACGGTACCCGCTTTGGTCCCGGTCAGGCGATTGTCACCCCGGCGGTGATCAAAGGGGAACTGCTGGCAACCTACCGTCAGCTTGAGCGTGCGGGGATCGTGGAAAACTACGAACTGTTCAAGCAGTACCTGGTTGTGGAGCGTGATGCCAGCGATCCGAACCGCCTGAACACGCTGTTCCCGCCTGACTATGTTAACCAGTTGCGTGTCTTTGCCGTGGTTAACCAGTTCCGTCTTCAGTATTCAGAGGAGTCCGCATAATGGCCCGTATCGGGGGAACCTGTTATTTCAAAATTGACGGTCAGCAGCTATCGCTGACCGGCGGCATTGAGGTGCCCATGAACAGGACGGTCAATGATGACATCATCGGCCTGGACGGTTCAGTGGACCGCAAGGAAACTCACCGTGCGCCTTATGTCAAAGGGACCTTCAAGGTGCCGAAGAATTTTCCGGTGAACAAAATCACCTCGTCTGATGAGATGACCATCACTGCCGAGCTGGCGAACGGTCAGGTCTATGTACTGTCGTCCGCCTGGCTGCACGGCGAAGCGAACCATAATGCCGAAGAAGGCACGGTCGATCTTGAGTTCCACGGTGAAGAAGGGGATTACCAGTAATGAAAGAGCTTGAGTTAAAGAAACCGATTACCGCTCATGGCGAGACACTCTCCGTACTGGAGTTTGATGAGCCCACCGGGAAAGATGTCCGCGAGCTGGGGTATCCCTACCAGATGAATCAGGATGAGTCCGTCAGACTTCTGGCGCATGTGGTGTCGAAATACATTGTGCGGCTGGCGAAAGTGCCGCAAAGCTCTGTCGACCAGATGTCTCCGGCAGACCTGAATGCAGCGGCGTGGCTTGTGGCTGGTTTTTTCCTCCAGGCCTGACGGCTGAATACCTCACTGATCGCTTCTTTGACTGCGCCAGCTACTGGCGCATTAATCCCTTCGAATTGCTGAATATGCCGATCAGTGAAATTCCCTTGCTGGTCAGTCAGGCAAACAGGATAGAGCAGGAGAAACGCACACATGGCTGAATTTGAGCTTAAGGCGTTGATCACCGGTGTCGACAGGCTTTCTCCCGCGCTGTCGAAAATGCAAAAGAAAATCCGGGGATTTAAACGCCAGGCGGAAGAAGCGTCACAGGGTGGGCTGGCGCTTGGTGGAGGACTGGCAGCGGGGCTGACGCTTTCCCTGAAATCTTATGCCGATCAGGAAAACGCCGCTACCGGGCTGAAAGTCGCCATGATGGATGCGAACGGCGAGGTTGGAAAGAGCTTTCAGGACATCAATAAACTGGCTATTGGCCTGGGTAACCAGCTACCCGGTACAACGGCTGATTTCCAGAACATGATGCAGATGCTGGTGCGTCAGGGGATCCCGGCAGAAAACATTCTGGGTGGTGTGGGTAAAGCGACAGCTTATCTTGCGGTACAACTGAAAAAAACACCGGAAGCGGCTGCTGAGTTTGCTGCAAAGATGCAGGATGCTACCGGAACGGCGTCAGAAGACATGATGGGGCTGTTCGACACTATCCAGAAGGCGTTTTATCTGGGCGTTGACGATACCAACATGTTGTCCTTCTTCACTAAAACCAGTTCTGTTCTGAAGATGGTGAACAAGGACGGTCTTCAGGCTGCACAGAGCCTTGCCCCCATCAGCGTCATGATGGATCAGATGGGGATGAACGGGGAGTCGGCAGGTAATGCCCTGCGAAAAGTTATCCAGTCCGGATTAAGCGTTAAGAAAATCAGGGACGTCAATAAAGTCATGGCCCGCCAGAGACTCGGGGTACAGCTCGATTTTACTGACGGCAAAGGAAGTTTTGGCGGTCTTGATAACATGTTCAGGCAACTGGCAAAGCTGCGAAAACTGACCGACGTTAAGCGAACAGGTGTACTTAAGGCAATATTTGGTGATGATGCCGAAACCCTTCAGGTGGTCAATGCACTAATCGATAAAGGAAAGGATGGCTACGATCAGATCCAGCAGAAGATGAATAAACAGGCCAGCCTGAATAAACGTGTTCAGGCACAGCTTGGTACGCTGTCCAACCTGTGGGAGGCAATGACGGGGACCGCAACTAACGGCCTTGCGGCTATTGGCGGCGCATTTTCTGGTGACGCCAAAAATATCACGCAATGGCTGGGGGAGTTGGGGGAAAAATTCACGAAGTTTGCGGATGAAAATCCCCGGGTTATTCGCGGCGTCGTCGGGCTTGCTGCCGGTCTTGCGATTCTGAAACTGGGATTGATGGGCGTGGGCAGTGCCATCAGTATTGTCAGCAGGATTATGTCGATGACGCCGATTGGCATGATTGCGACGGCGATTGCTCTGGCTGCGGGATTAATTATCACTAACTGGGATGTTGTCGGACCTTATTTCAAGAAGCTCTGGGAAACCATTGGTCCTTATTTTGAGGCAGGTTGGGAACTTCTGAAGAAGGTTTTTGCCTGGTCGCCGCTGGGGATGGTGATCAATAACTGGGGACCGGTTGTTAAGTGGTTTCAGGATATGTGGGATAAGCTGAAGCCGATTATTGAATGGTTTACCGACAGTTCCGGTGACACGGTCGATGCCATTAACTCGGCGCAGTGGGGCGCGGGTGCTTATGATGCTTATGGGACGGGAATACCGCCACGGGGATACACTCCTTATCCGGTGGTGGATCCGGCTCAGGCAAACAACGCCTCCGATGCCACAGGCTCGAATCCCTTCATGATTAACAAAGCTTCTGTGCCAAAAGTTGATGGTGAGATCAAGGTATCTTTTGTGAATTCGCCTCCGGGTATGCGGGTTATGGAAACGCGATCCAGCGGTTTTGATGTCAGCCATGATGTTGGCTATACGCGGTTCAGGTAGTGTACAAAATGATTAATGTGTTTTTGTCTGGCATAATTTGGGTTTTCAGCTTTAAGTAGTTAATATAATCATTCCTTACAAATGATTGAAGGGATGATTATGCGTATCTTTGTTTTTTTTATATCTGCACTTTTATCTTTTAACTTGGCTGCGGAAGAGTGTAAGTTCAGCTTTAATGAGTCAGAATTAATCTCTTCTATAGGTATTGCACCAGTTAAGCAAGAGATAATAAAGGATGAAGGAATAACTAAGCGGCAATATGAATTCAGAAGAGAATTATCTTCTGAAGAAATGCTTAGTGATGACGCTGATGAAAAATATGAGCCGCAGTTTTATATATCTGTTTATAATCCATCATGCCCACGAAAGGTTATTGTTTGGTTTTTCAAAGACAATAAAAACACAATGGATTTAAGTAATGAGGTCCTTGCTGGTAGAGCGTTCAAGTATTTAACTGGTGTTAATGAAAGTATTTTTGAAAATAAAATGAAAAAGTTTTTAAAGGTACAGTCATTTGAATCTTTTGATGAAAGGACAGATTCTAAATTTATAAAGAGTGGTGATATTTATTCCATTGATGTTCAACTCAGATAGTAATTAAAAATATTAGGTTCCCGCCACATCTTCTGCGATGTAAATAACTGACAAAGCAGATTTGGCGGGTTTTTTGTATCCGGAGTTTATATGACGTGGAAAGACAGGCTTCAGGATGCGTCATTTCGCGGCGTACCGTTTAAGGTTGAAGAAGAAAGTGCGGGAACCGGTCGCCGTGTGGAAACACACGAATATCCGAACCGCGACAAACCCTATACCGAAGATCTGGGAAAAGTCACTTTCCGCCCGTCCATCACAGCTTATGTGGTGGGAGATGACTGCTTTGACCAGCGCGATCTCCTGATTGAAGCGCTGAATAAACCCGGTCCCGGCACGCTTGTTCACCCGACATACGGTGAGCTGAAAGTCTGTGTTGACGGGGAAGTTCGGGTCAGCACATCGAAAAGTGAAGGGCGTATTGTCCGCTTTGACCTGAAGTTTGTCGAAGCAGGAGAACTCTCTTACCCCACATCAGGTGCGGCGACGGCGCAGACGCTGATGTCATCCTGTTCTGCACTGGATGACTGCATCAGTGACAGCTTCAGCGGTTTCAGTATCGATGGTGTGGCGGATTTCGTGCAGAACGACGTTATCGGTAATGCCAGCATAATGCTGGGGTATGTTTCTGATGCGATGAAAGTGGTGGATTCTGCCGTATCGGATGCCGCCAGGCTGTTGCAGGGGGATATCTCGGTACTTCTGCCGCCGCCATCGTCAGGCAAAAATTTCGTTGAGCAGGTGCAGAAAATGTGGCGTACCGGGAAACGCCTTTATGGTAACGCCAGCGACCTGGTCACCATGATCAAAACGCTTTCCGGTGTCAGCCTCGGCAGCGATCTGCAACCGCGCGGCGTCTGGAAAACGGACAGCAAAACCACCGCCACGGCGACGCAGCAGCGTAACGTGGTTGCCAGCACCCTTCGTACGACCGCAATCAGCGAAGCGGCGTATGCCGTCACCCGATTGCCTGCGCCAACAACTTCCGCGGTGATGCAGAATTCCGCAGTGGGGCAGGCAACAACACCCGCGCAGAGCACTGGCTGGCCTTCCGTCACGCATCCGGCACTGAACAATGCACCGGCGGTGAAAAACACGGTTGACCTGCCGACGTGGGAAGAACTGACTGACATTCGCGACACACTGAATACGGCAATTGATAAGGAGTTGTCCCGTACAACCAGTGATGCGCTGTTTCTGGCGCTGCGCCGGGTGAAAGCAGATCTGAATGCGGATATCAACACGCGCCTTGAACAGTCTGCACGGATCATTCAGCGCACGCCGGATGAGGTTTTACCTGCGCTGGTGCTGGCGGCGACCTGGTTTGATAACGCGGCGCGTGACGCGGACATTATCCGGCGTAATGCCATTACGCATCCCGGCTTTGTGCCGGTGATCCCTCTGAAGGTGCCAGTGCAATGAACGATAACGTCACGCTACGGGTAAATGGCCGGGAGTGGAATGGCTGGACATCGGTGCGCATCGGTGCCGGTGTTGAACGACTGGCGCGGGATTTCAGTGTGGAGATCACCCGCCAGTGGCCGGGAGATGAGGGTATCACCACGCTTCAGCCGCGCATTAAAAACGGTTCAAAAGTGGAGGTGCTGATTGGTGATGAGCTGGTGATCACCGGCTGGGTGGAGGCGACGCCCGTTCGTTACGATGCCCGTTCGGTCAGCACCGGTATTGCCGGACGCAGTCTGACCGCTGACCTGATTGACTGTGCAGCCGAACCGACACAGTTTAACGGACGATCGCTGGTACAGATTGCGCAGGCGCTTGCTGCGCCTTTCGGTATTGAGGTGGTGAACAGCGGTGCGCCGTCGGGTGTTATTCCTGATGTTCAGCCTGATCACGGTGAAACGGTGATTGAGGTAATCAACAAAATACTCGGTCAGCAGCAGGCGCTGGCTTACGACGACCCGCACGGCAGGCTGGTGATTGGCGGTATTGGCTCAACGCGGGCACATACCGCGCTGGTACTTGGGGAAAACATCCTTTCCTGTGATACGGAGAAGAGTATCCGGGAGCGGTTTTCTGTTTACCAGGTGGCGGGGCAGCGTGCCGGAAACGACGATGATTTCGGTGAGGCCACCACCACCGCGCTGCGGGCCCGCACAGAGGACGCATTTATTGCCCGTTACCGTCCGATGTATATCAGGCAGACAGGGCAGGCTACGGGGGCAGGCTGTATTGCGCGTGCTGACTTTGAAGCCCGGCAACGGGCGGCGCGGACGGATGAAACCACCTATGTGGTGCAGGGCTGGCGACAGGGTAACGGTACGCTGTGGCAGCCCAACCAGCGGGTGATTGTCTTTGATCCGGTCTGTGGTTTCGACAATACCGAACTGCTTGTCTCGGAAGTCACGTTTACTCAGGACCAGAACGGCACCCTGACGGAAATCCGTGTCGGCCCGCCTGATGCTTATCTGCCTGAACCCGAAGATCCCGGCGCGCGGAAAAAGAAAAAAGCCAGAGTACAGGAGGATCCGTTCTGATGAGGACGATTGAAGCCATGCAGCGACAACTCCTCGGCCTGATTGGGCGGGCCGTGGTGAAAAGCATCAGTGCCGCCACGAAATGTCAGACCGTGGATGTGTCTCTGATTGCCGGTGAACCCAAAGCCGGGGTTGAACATCTTGAACCCTACGGTTTTACCTCAAGGGCAAACAGCGGTGCGGAAGCGGTGGTGTTGTTTCCGGATGGCGACCGTTCTCATGCGGTGGTTGTTACGGTGTCGGACCGGCGCTACCGCCTGAAAGGGCTGCAGACGGGTGAGGTGGCTGTCTATGACGATCAGGGGCAGTCCGTGACGCTGACCCGGGAGGGGATCGTGGTGGACGGTGCAGGTAAAACGATCACGTTTCGCAATGCACCTGAAGCACGTTTTGAAATGGACCTGGAAGTGACAGGACAGGTGAAAGACCTGTGCGACTCCGGCGGCACCACCATGTCAGCGATGCGGCTTGCCTATAACGGGCATCGTCACAGAGAGAACGGTCAGGGCAGTAACACCGACAAACCTGATAAAGCGATGGAGGCATGATGGAACTGTGGCTGACGGTGAACGGTAAACGCACCTGCGCCAGCGCACCGCTGGATCCGCTGCCCCGCGCCGTGGTGATTTCCCTGTTTACCTGGCGGCGGGCGGAGCCTGATGACAACGCCGACGTCCCGATGGGATGGTGGGGGGATACCTGGCCTGCGGTACAGAATGACCGTTACGGCTCCCGACTGTGGCTGCTTCAGCGCAGCAAACTGACCAATCAGCTGGTGCAGACGGTAAGGGGGTATATCCGCGAATGCCTGCAATGGATGATTGATGACGGCGTGGTGTCCCGTATTGATCTGGATATCCGCCGCACCGGGATTAATGAACTGGGTAACAGTATCACTCTCTGGCGTCGTGACGGACCGGTAATGATTTCTTTTGATGATCTGTGGAGTGCGATAACGCATGGCGGACAGTGAATTTCAGCGCCCGACGCTGGCAGAAAATATCAGTATGCTCCGTAACGATTTATTCGCCAGGCTGGACGTCAGCGACACGCTCCGGCGCATGGATGAAGACGTGCGGGCAAAGGTGTATGCGGCGGCGCTGCATACGGTCTACGGGTACATCGATTATCTGGCAATGAATATGCTGCCTGACCTGTGCGATGAGTCCTGGCTGGCGCGACATGCTGCGATGAAACGGTGTCCGCGCAAGGGGGCCACGGCTGCCAGCGGGTATATGCGCTGGGAAGGTGTCAGCGATGGCCTGAAGGTGACTGCCGGGAGCGTGATTCAGCGCGATGACCTGGTTCAGTACACGGCAACTGCCGATGCAACCAGCTCCGGTGGTGTCCTGCGTGTGCCGATCACTTGCTCAACTACAGGTGCGGTCGGTAACGCTGACGACGGTACGGCATTAATCCTGGTCACGCCGGTGAATGGTCTGCCGTCTTCCGGTGTTGCAGATACCCTGACTGGCGGATTCGATACTGAAGATCTGGAAACGTGGCGCGCCCGCGTCATTGAGCGGTATTACTGGACGCCGCAGGGCGGGGCTGACGGGGACTATGTCGTCTGGGCTAAAGAAGTGCCCGGCATTACCCGCGCATGGACATACCGTCACTGGATGGGAACGGGAACTGTCGGTGTGATGATTGCCGGCAGTGACCTGATTAATCCCATTCCGGAAGAATCAACGGAAACGGCGGCAAGACAACATATCGGGCCACTGGCCCCGGTGGCAGGCTCTGATTTGTATGTGTTCAGGCCGGTGGCACATACGGTGGATTTTCATATCCGCGTGACGCCGGATACACCGGAAATACGGGCTGCCATCACCGCCGAGTTGCGTTCGTTCCTGCTGCGTGATGGTTATCCGCAGGGAGAACTGAAGGTATCGCGTATCAGTGAGGCGATTTCCGGTGCGAACGGGGAATACAGCCATCAGTTGCTTGCACCGGCAGACAATATCTCCATTGCAAAAAATGAGCTGGCAGTTCTGGGGACGATTTCATGGACGTGACAAACGATGATTATATCCGTCTGTTGTCGGCACTGTTGCCGCCCGGTCCGGCGTGGTCAGTCAGCGATCCGGCGATTGCCGGTGCGGCACCGTCATTAACCCGCGTTCATCAGCGTGCGGATGCCCTGATGCGGGAGCTGGATCCGCGCACCACCACTGAACTGATAAATCGCTGGGAGCGTCTGTGCGGTCTGCCGGATGAATGTATTCCCGCAGGGACACAGACCCTTCGCCAGCGTCAGCAACGGCTGGATGCGAAGGTTAATCTGGCGGGCGGCATCAATGAGGATTTTTACCTTGCACAGCTTGCAGCCCTGGGCAGACCAGACGCCACTATCACGCGATACGATAAAAGCACGTTCACCTGCTCATCGGCCTGTACTGACGCAGTGAATGCGCCGGAATGGCGGTATTACTGGCAGGTCAACATGCCAGCCGCCACCAACACCACCTGGATGACATGTGGCGATCCCTGTGATTCCGCACTGCGTATCTGGGGCGACACCGTTGTCGAGTGCGTGCTTAACAAACTCTGCCCTTCGCATACCTACGTAATTTTTAAATATCCGGAGTAATCCATGCATCGTATAGACACGAAAACCGCGCAGAAGGATAAGTTCGGCGCGGGTAAGAACGGTTTTACCCGTGGTAACCCCCAGACCGGCACACCTGCCACCGATCTGGATGATGACTACTTTGACATGTTGCAGGAAGAACTTTGTGGCGTGGTGGAGGCCTCCGGTGCCAGCCTGGAGAAAGGGCAGCATGACCAGCTGCTTACCGCACTTCGTGCGCTGCTGTTAAGCCGCAAGAATCCGTTTGGCGATATCAAATCGGATGGCACTGTGCAAACGGCTCTCGAAAACCTTGGTTTAGGAGAAGGTTCGGCATTACCCATTGGTGTGCCTGTTCCGTGGCCCTCAGCCACTCCGCCAACAGGCTGGCTAAAATGCAACGGAGCAGCTTTTTCTGCTGAAGAATACCCGGAACTGGCAAAG